GTTAAAATAACAAGTAAATCATATTCTCCTTACGAATATATTCGAGTTATATCTTATATTCGTTAATTACAATACCGTACTGAAAAGTACGGTTATTACGTAACGGGTTGACGATACGTAAGAAGTAGACTATAATTAGACATCGTTTAAAAGGACACACACATGAATACAGAAATCAAGTTTGACGGGGAAAAGTTTGTAGGTTTGGTCAATGGCAAGGTCATTGTGAAATCTAAGTCAGAGTACTATGTAAAGCGCCAGTTGGAGGGCCAGAAGACGGCTTTTCGTTCGGCTCCTGCTCCCGTTGAATGCGAGTTCGGTATTAACAAGAGATTTGAGTTCTTGGAGCAGATGGTGACGATGATTGCCGATGGTACGATGCCATCGTGTGTGATTACCGGGGAAGGTGGTCTGGGTAAGTCCTACACCGTGCTTAAGAGCCTGGAGACTGCCGGTCTCAAGAACATCACCGATCTGGCTAACTTCCAAGTTGGTGCCAAGGTCAATAAGTCTAAGTCTTATAAGATCATCAAGGGCTTTAGTACAGCCAAGGGTCTCTATAGAACGTTGTTTGAGAACAATGGTATGACGATTGTCTTTGATGATTGTGATTCAGTTCTTAAAGATGAGGTGGCCAGGAACCTCCTGAAAGGTGCTCTGGATTCCTTCAGCAAGCGCTATATCTCCTGGAATGCCGATATGCGTGATGATGATCTACCGCGTTCATTTGAATTCACCGGTCGTATTATCTTCGTTAGTAATATGCCTTTGGAGAAGATCGATCAGGCTATCCGTACCCGCTCTATGGTGGTGGACTTGGCTATGACCGAAGGCCAGAAGGTTCAGCGTATGGAGGTGATCTCTCAGTCTCCAGAGTTCTTGCCTGAAGTGTCTCGTTATGCTAAGGACTCGGCTTTGAACTTCTTGAAGGCTAATGTTAATAGTATTCCTAATATGTCTCTCCGTAGTCTCATCCAGGTATCTAAGATTGCCAATAAGGGTGGTGAGTGGAAGGACTTGGCCAAGTACGTACTGACTCAGGGAGCTTAATAAATGGCTGGTATGAAGAGCATGATAGAAGAGGTGGCGGAGTTGTTGAACCTGGGCTACTCCGCCCACGAAATCACCCGTATATTCCACATCCCGGTATCCCAGGCCGATGATATTATCCTACAGGCCGAACAGTTCAACGATACCGTATTCCAACCCTATACGGATGAAATCGTAGACGAGATGGCAACCTACTACGGCGAAGAGTAGTAGTATAGAAACACAGTACAACTTCAAAATAAAGTATAGTTACTATACACCACTCATGTACAGACAGTTACATTCATTGTTTAAATCTTTTTGCGCGCAAAATACCTGCGGAAAAATCTGCGCGGAAATCTGCGCTAGAAAACCTTGGAGATAACTCTATGATGTTACTCGATGTACTCTTCATTATACTCATTGTGGTATTGGTGTTGATGGTGGGGATATGGAGATTCTTACTACTTTGTATCTTCATGGTGTTACTCTACTGGTTCCTCGTTCTGGGTGGCTATTACGTGTTTGGAGTTGTACTCTGATTCATTCTATGTTATAATACATAGTGATCTTAATTTTAAAAAAGGAGAAAATGATATGACTGTTAACTTAAAGATGATGTACTCCGATATGGAGGTTGCTATCGATCTAACCAATACTGAAGGTTACGAGGTTAATAATAGCAACCTTCTCAGTAAGGTAGAAGAACTACTGGACCACCTCTCTTTATACTCCCACGTTTCGGTGGTGATTAAGAGTATGGGTGAACAGGAGGAAAAGACCGATCGTTTACTGGATCGTTACTTCGGAGATACCATGGGTGCCATTCCCAGTATCCGTAGTACCGTTGATACTACTATGAATGGATGATAGGCATGGTGCCCAATATGAAACCTAAATTCTTTCCTATCTTAGAGATGTGTATTGATAATGGTATTAGTTTCGGTCTTAATCGTGCCTACAAGCATGATGATGATCCTTCTAGGGAGGTGATGGCCGAGAACATCAAGAGGGAGATTGAGACCCAATTGTATGAATGGTTTGATATGGAGAATGTAGAATGAAGGACAACCTCGGTATAAGTGATAAAATTTCTTTTACTGTAACTAAAGAAAAAGAGATCATCAGAGACGGTCGTGTGGCTATTTTGTATGCACCTAACCATGGGGCCGGTTGGTACACCTGGCATGGGGTTCCCGAATTACTGAGGGACCCAGAGGTGGTGCACCTGGTGGAGTGTCGTGAGAGGGGGTTGCCAGAAGAAAAGGCATACTTTAATTCACAGATTATAAAGTACTGTGATGTAACCTATGGTAATAAACATTACTATGGGGGTGCCGATCAGTTGGCCATCGAATGGATTGAACTGGGGGATAAGTTTCGTATCACCGAATACGATGGTTACGAAAGTATTGAATACCTGACCAGTACCTTATGGATGGAGGCGTAACTACTTGATCTTTTGAAGGATTTATTATATAATGAATTATGATTAAAATTTGTAAAACTGATAAGCATATAGGTGGGGGCATCTACCTCTCGGCCTCCTCCTACCTCAACCAACGTAACTTACCTGGTACCCTGGTGGTGGCCACGGTGGTGAACCGCTCCATTGATCTCTTCCGTAAACACCTTGACTTTTCTAAAGACGTTAAGGTACGCATCACCTCACTTAGGGGTAACGATAACGGGAGGTGCAGTGATGGTGGGGTCATTGAACTGGACTGTAAACTGGGGTGGGCAAAGGCTTTAGAGGTACTGGCCCATGAATTGGTTCATGCCGAACAATACCACCAAGGTCGGTTGAAGCATAAGATGTCAAGAGGACGGTGGAGGCAGTTCTGGATGGGTTCTAGCTCTTACAGTAAAGGTACCACCTACCAGGCCTATCGGAAGCAGCCCTGGGAAATTGAGGCCTGGGGTCGACAGGCGGAGTTGGCCGAAAAGGTATGTGTTGAACTTGAAAAATTATATCCTTAAGGAGAACTGAAGATGTGGCGTAAAAGACAGACCGAGCAAATGATGCTACTACAGAACCAGGGTGAGATGGAGAACTACCTCGGTTACCTCGTTCATAATACCGAATATGTAATAGATGACGTCAGGGTGCTCTTTCTGGAACAGTTTCCAGGGGAAGAAGACTACTTTGATGAGTATGTGAGTAATAATGTTGAATAAGGTACAGGAGGAGATCCTTACTATCTTACAGGAAGAGTGTGCCGAGGTCATCCAGGCCGTCTCCAAGGTCAGGAGATTTGGTGAGGCAAATAACATCGAACAATTGGAGCAAGAAATTGCTGATGTACTCTGCATGATCAACCTGGCCTACAGGCACGGTATATTGGAGGAGAATGAGGTGAGGGTACAAAATCGTATTACCGTTAAAGAAGAACGATTAAAAAAGTATTCATCCATCTATAAGGTAACCCCATGAGACCAGCTATTGTAAATCAACTTCAAAACTTCATTGGTGGTTGGTTTATTAATGAAGATCTTTGTGATCTTATCATCAACGATTTCGAGAACCGTAAACCCGTACAAAAAGAATCTCATTCAACCCGGGGTTACAAGGTAATTGATAATCGGATGATGAGTCGCCCCCTCATGGATGCCTACCAAGATGAGGTGAAGGGGGTGTTGGAGCAATATAAGTTACTTTATCCCTTTAGTACCGATACTATTGAGGCATTTTATATGTCAGAACCTTATAATATTCAGAAATATGAAAAAGGTAAGCACTACTCGGCATGGCATTGTGAGAATAATGGTGATCCCCGTTACCGTTACCGTCATCTGGCCTTTATGACCTACCTCAATACGGTAGAAGATGGGGGAGAAACTGAATTCCTACACCAAAAATGGAAAGTCACACCTAAAAAAGGCTTGACCCTCATTTGGCCGGCTCATTTTACCCACATCCATCGTGGACTCCCCAGTTATACCACAGAAAAATACGTGACTACGGGTTGGTTTGACTTCTTTGACACAGAAAACTTCCTTGATAATCAAAAAAACGTAA